TGGTAAAATCATCAGAAGATAATTATTTAATAGGTAATCCTCAAATAACCTTTTTTAAAATAGTATACCATAGACATACAAATTTTGCAATGGAAAATGTAGAAATTCCTAATTATATATATGATAATTATACACAGCCACAGGAAACAACTAAAAGTATTATAATTCCAAAAAGTGGAGACTTATTAAACAATTTATATTATGATATAACTTTAACTGGTTCAGAATCTACCAATGTAACATCTTATATTAATTGGACAAATGGAACAGGATATGCTATGATAAAAGAAATTAGTATTGAAATAGATGGTCAAACAATAGATACGCATTATTCAGAATGGTTTGACATATGGAATGAATTAACAGATATTAATTATAATGAACACATGTTAGTTAATAAACATAATTCTAAGGTTTCTTATTTAACTGGAAATGCTTCTAATACTCCTCCAAATTTACAAATGTATGTACCATTACATTTTTGGTTTTGTAAAAAATCTGGATTAGCATTACCTTTAATAAGTTTACAAAATTCAGATGTAAAATTAAAAACAACTTTTAGAAATGTTAATAATTTAATAAATTGTGATGGTTATGCCTCTAGTCAAAATATAGAACCAACTATAAAATTATATGGAAATTATATATATTTAGATACTGAAGAACGTCGTAAATTCGCTATTAATCCTCATGAGTATTTAATAGAACAGGTACAAAGTTTAAATAAAACAACACTAACAAATAAGCATCTATTACCATTTACTAATCATGTTAAGGAAATCATTTGGGTATGTCGTGGTAAAGATTTAGATGAAACTGATCCAACAATTCCAACTAATTCTGTGGATACAACATTAAATGTAGAAGGAGGACCTCTTAGTAAAGGAAATGATTATTTTAATTATTCATCAGCAGGTCAACTAAATAAAGAGTATATTAATACACAAGAATCATTTGAACCATTTAGAACAGCAAAAATTCTATTTGAGGGTTCAAATAGATTTGAAGAAATGAAAGCATCATATTTTAGAACTTTACAACCATTATATTATCATACAAAAGTTCCTGAAAAGCATATTTATTCATATTCTTTTGCTCTTAAACCAGAAGAATATCAACCATCAGGTTTTATTAATTTTTCAAAATTAAATAGTGTAGAATTAATTTTTACAAATGTAGAACCAAATACAGATATACTAATTTATGCAACTACATATAATGTATTAAGAATTGCTGGAGGTTCTGCTAGATTAGCTTACATTACATAGATTTTTGGGTATAATTATGTTTTAACCAACAACTTCTACATACTGCCATATATTCATTACTACTTCCAACTAATAATTGATTAGTTGTTTTACTTTTTCTTAAAGTGAATGGAGCATTAGTAACATTTTCACAACTATTGCATATAGATTTTAATAATGTTAAATTATCTGCAATAGGGATTAAATCTACTAATTGTCCGAATATGTTTCTATTAGAATCTCCAGATAATCCAAATACATAAATTATTTTATTATAATTTTCTACAAACTCTTTACAAAAAATATATAAATCATCAAAAAATTGTGATTCATCTATTAATATAACATCTATATTGTCAATATTTTTTTCATTTATAGAATCAAATAATTTATCAACGGAGACAGAATCAATTGAGTCTTTATTATGTGTATTTACACTATTTTTACCATATCTATCATCACATTTATGATTTATAACTAAAATATTATAGTTTCTTTTAAATTTATTATAAATTCTAAGTAATTCTGTACTCTTTCCAGAATACATAGGACCCATAATAATATTAAGTTCTCCTTTTTTATTCATTTTATTAAATTTAATTATAAATTTATTTTTTAATTAAATTCAAATTTTACAAAATTTAATTAAATTTAAATTTAATTAAAATATAAAAAATATATAAAATATGAAATTTGATTTACAAAACAAGGATAATAGAATTCTACTTTTAATTCTAATAACTAGAATTATTCATACTGCTTATTTATTATTCTTTACTAAAATGGAATTTATATATATATTAATTATACTCTTTATAATTGATTTAATTGATTGTGAAATCCCTAGATTGCTAAAACTATACAATAATAATAATATTTGTGATAGTAATGAATATAAATTTATAGATACTATTAGTTCTATAATTACATATTTACTTATAACTTATTATATTTTTGGAAATAATATTAAAATAATAACGAGAATTCCAAAGTTTTATTTAGTTCTATTTATTGGATTTTTTGCATTAAGAATTCATAAGTTAGTAGATATTATTAAAACTGAGTAAAATTTTTTAATTAATTTTATTAATTTTATTAATTTTATTAATTTTATTAATTTTATTAATTATTTAAAAATCATAAAGTTTTTTATATTCATCTGTTAGTACTGGTCTTTTTTGATAAACTTTTTCTTCTACATCCTCCTTATTAATAAGTTCCCAACTAGGATCAATATCTGGTAAACAAGGTTTGCATGGTTGATTTATTCTTGCTCTTTCTTGTACTTTACCTTTTGCAGTTTTCTTTAATTTTCTTATATCATTTACAGTTTTAATAATTTCTGATACATTCATATATTTATTAACTGTTATTGCATTTGTTTCTTTTGGTTTCTTATATTTTCTAGGATACTCATATATAGTACAATCAGCAATAATTAGTGTATTATTATCAATATTTAAGAAATGAAAATCCATAATATTAATTTAAGTGATAATATAAAATTTGCTAAATATAAATTCAATTTTTTTTAAAATTTGAATTTAATTAAATTTAATTAAATTTAATAAATTATTATTATAAAGATATTTATTTAAATTAAAAATGAATATTATATTACCTGACGATATTGATCGGCTTTCACCCATAATAATGTTAGTAATTACAATATTATTAACAATAAATAATAAATTACCATTCTATTATATAATTAATTATTTATTAAATGATTTAATAAATAAATTTTTTAAAAATAAAATTTTTAAACCAATTATGGGTAATAATGATTTTAATATATTTGGAAAAGGCACAAGACCAGATGGAGCTATTAATTGTGGTTTGTTTAGAGAGGATTTTTTTGATAGTAGCATTGTTCCACAATTAGCAACATCATATGGATTTCCTTCTGGACATGCACAGTCATCCGGGTTTTTTGCAACATTTATTCATGAAAATTTTAAAAATATTCCATTAATTTATTATCCTCTAATGTTATATTCTTTATATATACCTTATACGCGTTTAAAATTAGGATGTCATACTATACAACAAGTTATTGTTGGGTATATATATGGTATAATGTTTTATTATATATTAGAAGGTGCTTATAAATTATTAATTAGTGGAATATATTATATAAAAAATAGAAAAGAAATAAATAAAAAAAATAAAATTCTTAATAAACCAATAGTTGATGAAAGTGATGATGGTTATATCAGTGTTTAAATTTATTTTTTAAAATTATTGTTTATCTTTTTTAGAAGTATTTTTATTATTTAAAACAATATTATACTTTTTTATAATTTCATCATTTAATAAATATTTTTTATATTTATCTAGTTTCTTATAACATTTATTAATAGTTACTTCACTAATATCACATTCCTTAGAAATTATTTTTTTAGTTATTTTAAGATTACATAAATTTGATACTAAAAATATTGTTCCAGTTGCTATTGATGGTGGAGCACTTTCACTTACAATTGAATATTCATCTGCTTTATCAATAATATGAAGACATAAATCTATATACTTATCTTCCATATTAACCTTAGAACAGAATCGCATAATGAAATCCTCTGGTTTTGTACAAACCATATTGGTTTTCATAATATCATGAAATTTTTTAGTACCTTTTGTCATAGTAGTAATATCTATATTAAATATTTTAGCAATTTCTTTAGCACTACGAGGAACCTTATTAACTTTACAACTCATATAAATACTAGAAGCAATTAATCCATTTCTATTAGTACCTCTAGATATTTTCATTTCTGATAATTCTTTATAAAGTACTTTTGCTTCATCAATAATTGATTGAGAAATACCAGAATTAGATGCTTGTAAAGAAATATTATCAATAATATTATATAAGGATCTTTCTTTGTATGTAGTTGAGTTCCATCGTTGATACTTTCGAATTTTATACATTTCATAGGAATTTTTGCTTCCAAAATCATTACCTATAACAGAACCTAATGATAATTCTGGAAGTAAATCATTAGTAGGCATACCACACCTAGTAGGATCAGATGTTTTAGTATCTTCATGTCCATAGTATCTCCACTCTGCTTGCGAATCAATATATTTTTCTTGTAATGAATTACATTTTTTACATATATAATTTCCATCTTCTAGATTAAATTCAGTAGAGTTACAATTATTATCAATACATTTATTTAGTATTTCTTTAGAACTTGTAGGAGTTTTTATATCATTATCTTCTATATTAAATTCTTCAAATATTTCCCAAACATCGTCATTCAAATTATCATTTATAGAAGATGCTGACATAATTTATTTATTTTAATAAAATTTTAAATAGATAATTCAATTTTTTATTTTAAATTTAATTAAATTTATTTTGTAAAATTTAATTATTTTAATAATTTAAAATGTCAAGTAACAACAACTTCAATGAAACCTTCTTAACTAAAAAAGGTGAAGATGTTACTTTTGGTGAAGATTCTACTGATACAATGGTTGTTAATAGTAATTCTGAATTTAATTCACAAACTACTTTTAATTCTCAAATTAATATGGGTGGACCTATCATACCTACTATTAATAATCAATTTGATATTGGGTCTGCTGAATATAAAGTAAGAGATCTTTATTTGTCAAGCAGTTCTTTACATATTGGAGAAACTATACTTTCAGAAGATACTACAGATGGTCTTAAAATTAAAATAGGCGGTGGTACAGAAAATGAATTTAAATTAGCAAAACTTGATGCAAGTGGAAGATTACCAAATAATAGAATGCCTGAAGGATTATTAGATAATGATGGTAATATAAGTAAAACTAAAATAGATACTACATTATCATTAGAAGATCTTGCAAATGTAGATATAACTGGAGTTGCTGAAGGAAAAGCTTTGGTGTACGATTCGTCACTTCAGGTATGGAAACCCGGCACGGTCGCCACCAGTGGTGGCGGAGGATCAACGACACTGGCAGGTCTTACGGACGTTTCGGACACAACGGCTACTAACGGGCAGTCGCTTGTCTATAATTCAACGACCAATAATTGGGAGCCGGGGACAGGAACGGTATATGTGAATACAGAAGAACATCCTTTAGCAGGTGCAGGCGGTACAGCAGCTTTCACTGCTTCATCACCTTCTGGTTCACATTGGGTTAGTTATGCATACGATAATATTCTTAGAACTGGTTCAGGACAAAAATATTTTGGTGACAATCAAGAAACAGTTTCATTAGTTTATGAATTTTCAAGTCCCCAAATTGTTACAAATTATAAGATATGTCCCAGATCTGATTCTCCCTTTAATGATGAAAATTGGAAAACATGGGAATTTCGAGCTGCTGTAGATAGTACTGAATATGAAATTGGAAA